GTCCAGTTGTATGGGTCGTCTTGCGCTGACCAGCGAATCAGCATGGGGTCAAGCGTTGCACTGCCGTAGTCGTTGCAGCCAAACACAATAATGAACCTAGAGGAGTCTGATACTGTAATGCTGTTTTGCACAGTTGGTACGTCAACAATAGTGGACACTGCGCCCGTGCCAGAGGAAGACGTATTAACTTCAGCACCTGCTGCATCTAGCAGATTAAACGTCAAGCCGTTGACGTTGTACACATAGTAAGTAGTACCCGCAGTAATACCCGTTGGTAACGAGCCGCCAGAGAACTTAAGCGCCGCGCCTTCGGTGTATAGAACTGTTGAGGTTACAACTGTGGGGGATGCGTTAGTAAACGCCACCGTGCCGCCAAGAGAGTTAAGCAGTACGCCACGAGTTGTTACCCCGCCCGTTGCATCCCAGTAGTACAAGCCACCACCACGAGGGCCAAAGACCAAATCTTCACCGTAGTTAATCTGGCTCCAAAGCTGTAAGCCGGTAACAGACGTTGTACCTACACCCCAAGCACCAGCACCCCAAGCACCCGCGCCCCAACCTACCAGCGGCACAGCAAACGCGGGGCCAGCGTTAAGTTGATACGCCGCAGAAACTGCGGAACCGCCCGTTGCCCCTGCCGCAACCACAGATGATGTTGTAATTGTGTAGGAGTTGGCGTTAACAAGCGTGATTTGGAACTCGGCATTTAGGACAGATGCGTACGTACCCGTAACGCCACTGAAAGTAACAAAAGAGCCGTCAGTTGCCCCGTGCGATGTAGCCGCTACCGTGACTGTGGTTGTGCCGTTGCCAGTAAAAGGGTCGGTTCCAAGCGTAGTGGTTACGCGAAGAGGCGTGATGTCATAGTACGCACCGCCGTTTTGAATGTAGAACTTTGTATTAGTACCAACGCCCACTAGGTTGAGGTTGCCAAGCGTTGTCCAGTTCCAAAGCGAACGGCAAGTGCCGTTAAATGTGTTTGAGGAAATGCGTTGCCAGCCGCCAAGAATCTCAGGGTTGCCTTGACGGAAGCGAATTTTGTCGCACTCATACCATCCACCTTCCGTGGTGTAGCGGGTGTTCTCTTTATTGACACCCGGCTTGAACAGTATTTTTTGTAATGGCATTGGCTGTCCTAGGATAGAAACAAGGCGCGTTCAGCGTCCCTGCGCTTTTTTAGCCCTAGCAGTATTTTGCCACCAGCCATGCAATACAGCAAGAGCGAATCGGCTGCGCCTTCCCAATCACCCCTGTTTATTTTCATCCGAATAGAAGAACGCTGAAAAGCCCCCACTCCGGCGTTGAAGGCAAAACTGACACACGCATCAAAAGCCCCTTGACGACCAGATAAAGCGGGAGCAAGTCTAAGAACACCACGTTCAGTAGGGCCGACATCATCTGCGAATAGTTCCTCGATCTCTTCTTTAGTCCAGACACGGTTGTCCTCCGGTTTTAGTGGCATTTCTCTGCGGATCATCGGGGTTTCTTTTCCTTCTACCCTGACTACGGGCAGGCGGATTTGCTCTTGGTACAGCACATGACCATAACCAATTGTCCAGATGTGGGCTGGGCAAAGGTACGGCTTAGTGCGATACCCCTCCCACTGGTGCATCAACTTAGCGCCAGCTTCTCCCAGTTTCATTTCTTGCTCCAGCTTCTTGATCCAAACCAGAACCCAATGATGCCTCCCAGCATTGCCATTTCGTCAGTGGAGAAGATGATGTCGGACAGGCGGATCAGGTCTTCCATGCTCATCACAAGCCGTGGGTTGCTGTAAACATAGTAGGCAATCCAAGCGTTAATTGCACACAGTTCCAAGACAAAGATGTAAGTCACCATTGGGCGAACCGTACCCACAAAGTTCACCACCCAGCGGCTGGCTTCTTCCATGATCTTCTTGTCGTGGTCATAGGCCGCTACAGTCATCTGCGCGTCTGTTTCCATAGCAATCTGGTCGGTGCGGATTTCCTCAGTCTTTTGCTGGGCAGCGTAGCCTTGAGCCAGCATCTGAAGTTGCATATCCATCTGGACACGGGCAAGAGCCAACTCATGCCGCTGGTCTGCCTTGTTTTGGAAGAAGTCTAGTAGTTTGGGCAAGCCCGATATGAGCAAGCCGCCAAGGGTTGAGAATAGAGATAACATTATCCGAGTCCTATCATTCCAAGTAGTTTATCGACAATTTTCCCCGCCAACTCATCTGGCAGGAAGCGGAGCAGTCCAAGCACCCACCACGCAATACACAGCCTGACAAAGACTTTGAGGAAGAGGTCAAACTGTTTTTGGTATTCATTCACCTACCGCACCTTGCTGTAGCGCACAGTTCGTTAATTTGTGTAAGCCCCCAGCCAACAGCACCAACAAACATCACAATAATCACAATGGCAATTGCCCACTCCATCTGTTCGGCCTCGGCCTCTTTACGCCTTTTTTCTTCGGCGTGTAAAGCCGCCATCTCTTTGGCATCATCCCTGTCCATTTCAGCTTGACGGGCTTTGGTTGCATTCCATACGTCTATGCGCCCAGCTTGCATGAACAACATTTTTAACTGCTCTTCAAACCGTTTGGCTTCATCCAAAGCCATCTCAATTTGTAACGCCGCACCAAGGTTAGACTTACCACCCGTACGCTTGGCTTGAAGCATGGCCTTGGTAGCGGTTGACTTGGCATCAAAAAGCTTGGCTATTGACGGAGTTAGACCTGCCAGATCACTAGCGACTTTACTAGCTTTTTTAACGACACTGATTGCAGTTTGCAATCCTTCTAGCGCCGTGATCGGATCAATCATCTCAATTCAAAACTTAAATTCTTGTGACGGGGGTATTGCACAACACGCTCCCCTTCAGGGCATTTGTATTTGATGGTCGCCAGCAAAGTTGCTTTGCCGCTGGCAATCTTTTCTTTTCTTACCATCGTAAGTTCGTAGGTGAACGTATCAATCTCTGGCCCGGCTGGGCCGCTAAACTTACTTGCAGTAGTGGTTGCCTCATGCACCATACCAGCCGCATCACGGATGCTTGGCGTAAAACTCTCGACAGAACAGTCGTCCCGCTTCTTTATTCTTGCAACCGTGACAGTGATTGGCTTGCCAGCCTCTGCCACGATCTTAAAGTTCTCAGGCGACCATTCAATGATTGCGCGGTCAAACCAACCAAACTTGTCGGCAAGCGTGTAACTGCCACCTAAAGCGGCAACAGTAGCGGCAACGGCTCCAATTGCTTTGGTAATGTCAATCATTTCATCCCCAAATCCACACAAGGGTGAACGTTCCCCACACAATTAAGATGGTCAAAAAGGCCGCAACGATAAACGCTTCAGCCCAGTCTTTCATGGCTACGCCGCTGCTGTACGTAGGGGTGTTAAGTCTTCCGTTGTCCAGAAGTCTTTAGCCAGCATGATGTTCAAATGCTCTTTGTTACGGGCAAGGCAGTCGGCCCACTCTTGGGCTTCCATGCCTTCAGGCTGGCCAGCGTTGATGAGGTTGACGGAATCCATTGCCGCCTTGTAATGCTGGGCAATCTGCTCTGGTGTTTGTGTATCCATGATTTTCCTTTAAGGCTGTGTAGGCCAAGTGATTGTCCAAGGGAAACCAGACTGCGCAGTAATGTCGCGCAAGGCTTGACGGTACGTGACCCAGACCACAGGAATCTGAATGCCAAGGCTGTCCTGAGCATTTTGGTCTATAGCTTTAGTCACCACCCAGTCGCAGTCTTTGAGCATTTCTGTACGCTGTCTGCGTACACTAGCGGCTTGTTCTGCGTCTTTCATGGCCTTGTAAGCGGCTTCGTCTGCCACTGCTGTATCACCTGTGAAGACAGGGCCAAGGATGTACTTGGTGTACCACTTGCCTTCAATCTGCTCAACGCCATCTTGCTGTGAGTATTGGTAGACAGTGCCGCCTGTGGCTTGTGGGCCTTCAAACACAATGTCTGAATCAAAGCGATTGACCGCTTCTTCAGATATGCCACTCAATGACTTGGCGTAAGTCTGGGCAACCCACTTTTCCCACTCGTGCTGTAGAAGCACTTGACCTGTTGATCTGATTCGTATTTGCATGATTTTTCCTTATGCGATAGCCAAGAAGATGTATGTGCCACCAGATGCGTTTATACCTGATGCCGTTGAGACAATTTGGAAGCCTGTTGTAGCTGTGTAAACGCTGTTGGCGTTGACTTCAGCCGCTGTGCTGTTCAGCAATAGTGATGGGTCTGTACCACTTACCATGCCTCGAGCCGTGTCCCACACATACCAGTCGCCTGTGCTGTCGGTGCGCTTGATAAGGACAAACCTTGCGCCACCAGTAAAACCACAATTAATCGTCTGCGTTGAACCTGTGCCTGTGTAGCTTCCTACTTTAGAAACACCAGCGCAGGTTGCAAAGAGATAGGCGACATAAGTACCGCCAGACAAATTGCCAAAGTTTGCACTAGCATTTCCAGATGGAAATAGTGTGGATGACAAAGTTCCTGTACCAAACCATCCATTAGTTCCTGCGTTGTACCAACCAGTCGTTGAATTCAGAATAAGGTTGTAATCAGCAGATGGTCGGTCTTTTGAATACACACCCCAGTTCACGTCACCAGAACCACCTGAGTTTCTTCGTTTAACAAAAAATAACTCAGGAACAACACCAAGATTGTGGTTGACGCTACTATTACTTGTTCCCGTCCCTGTATAGCAAACCTCATCAAAGAACTGTGGGGCACGTCTGAACATCCAACCAATTTTGTCTGAAGCGTCATAGTTTCCACTTTTAAAACCAGTCATGCTTTGGAATTGGCCGTAATCGTATTCGCTAGTATCTTCTGCCGCTGTTGTTGTAGTCAATAAAGACGCTACATTCCCTCGCAATCTATCCCACCATTTCCAGTTTGTAGAAGTTGGGGTATCTCTATCTCCGCCTAAAAATGAATCAACAGGAAAGCCTGCTACCATATTTGGAGTTGTTGAAACACCAAGTGCAGGCGCAAACACACTAGTCCCACTCGTAGGCACTTTCATCGGGCCTCTACGAATGGCTATGTAGATGTAGGGTGATGCGGAAAGATTCTCTACTTGAAATCCTGTGGCTGTTGGGTATCCAGCACTAGAAGTGTTTTCAGCACCTGAACTATTTGGAAACAAACGCTTATCAGATGTTGTCATGTTCCAACCACGCATTGTGTCTAATATGACCCAAGAGTCTGTGCCTCCAGCACCGCTAATACCTTTATACAAAATCCATTGCGCTTCATACCCTAAATTCACTGTTACATTACCATATACATCAGGTGTAAACGACCCACACGAAATCACATTGTCTGTACCAGCCGCACCAAAGCCTCCTGCGTCATGGGCAAAGATGTAGGCAACAAAAGTATCGCCAGAACCATTAACAGAGGAAAACTCATCAACAGTAAAAACTGTGCTTGTCGGTGCTGTATTTTCCCAAACCTCATAAGTGCCTTGAGCAGCAGTTGAGTTCAACAGGATGTAGTAATTCTGCGGATTAGTCCCACCATTCAACCCTCGGTGGTAGACATACCAATCAGACGAGGCATTTGTTCTTTTAACCATAATGCAACCGGGCACGCTACCAAGGTTATGAGCAATTTGTCGGTTGTTAGCCCCATTCCCCGTATAAGTCACAACATCAAAGAACTTTGGTTGCTCTCGGAATGTCCATGAGGCGTAGCCTTGTGAAATACTATTGATTGTGGCTCTGGAACCAATGCTAAATCCATTTGAATTAAATGCGGTAAGCCCCGTTGCTCTTGTGGTTTGAGCATTTGTGGCTTGGCTTTCAAGTTCTTGTGTAGCTCCTCTAACTGTGTCATACAAAGCATGACTGGCAATATCTGTCCTAGACTTCATCCAAACCAAGCCACCTTTAGTAGACAAGTCAATACCATTGGTGATGGTCTGTGTAGAGTCATTGCCTGTATAAAGCCAAGTGCTGAACACATCTTCAACATAAACAGGGGCGGCTCCGCCTGCGCCTTCACCTAACAATAGTTGCTGTGTTGAACTCATATTAGGTCACATTTCCTGAAACGACACACAGGGTGCTGGTGATGAACAGTACAGTTGCTACACCTGCCGCCGCCAAGGTCATCGTGGCTTTGTCAGTAAATGTGCCTGCAATGTACGCCGTTGTGATTGAGCAAGTGATTGTTGCTGTTGACCCAGTATTGTTAAAAATACTCACGACATCGCCAGCCGCAAACGTAGCATCAGGAATCACAATCGCACCG